GCGCCTCGCTGCCTCTGTCGCTTGCCCATCAAGTAATCTCCCAACGCAGCTTTGCTTGACCAACAACTGCCTGCCACTCTCGGCCGGGACGGTTTTGCCAGCCCTTTTTGCTTCCCGGCGATTGCCCAACAACGCGCCACCCTGCGCCGCGCAAACTTGCGCCTGATTCGCTTTGCAACGTATAGGTTATGAGCCGTTTACCCCCAAGAGCAGCCCAAGCGCGCCAGCAACGAGAATACAAAAACGAACATGCGCCTTTGGGCGCGTCGTCAAGCACACAACAACGCGTAACCTCTGCCGTGTCACCGTTGTCAAGCAAACGCGCAACCGGTCGGCCAACGATTGCAACGCCTATAAGCCGGTCGCCGTCACTCGCGCCTAAAGAAAATTTAGCGCCTTGCACGGGCTTGTTGTGCCGATGGAAGTTAGCAACAAACTCATTAGCCTCACGAAGCGTTATTGGAACAACGTACACTTTTCTCAATACCTTTATTTTTTCATCTGCTTCACCATGTTGCTGAAATCCTGCCCAAGTCTACCGCATGACACAGGCCATCAATCAAGGGCTTTAGTTTCTTGCGCATCGTCTTACTCATCACGCGCTGCTGCCGCCTGATCGTGACGTGACGCCAGTAGTACTCACGATGATATTCCTTGCGCGACTTTTTTGGCTTCGGTTGCCAGTCGTCGCGTTGTCTTGATTCATCCACCGCATCGCAGATGATTGCCTTGACTTGGTTGCGCTCGAAAGTTTGCCGGGCAAAGTCTGCAATCTGCTCTAGCGTGTACCCAGACTTTCGGTGTCCGTATTTGTGCCAGCCATGTGGTTGACCGCCCGTGTTCTCAACGTGACAGATCGGGCAGCGTTTCATTTCGGCCATGTTGGCTTCCAGTCGTAGATTCCGTTCCGCTTCGGCGGGTCGCGGTATTTGTGTTCCTCAGCCTCCTCAGCCGCCTTCTGAAACGTGTCGTAGACCCCGAGCTGCTTCGGGATCACCCGCCCGTCCTCACCGCGCCTCCATAACACGAATTCTTGCTTTCCGTTTACCGAGTGCCCCCGGATACTGAACCGACGGCACGCCGACGTCTTGCCCCAAAAGTCGCAGTCCTCCCAGACCAGCGGCCCCATAAGGTTTAACTTACCTTGGCTCATCGGCCCACCCCGGCTTCTTGCCGACCTCGCCCTGCCCATCTTGGTAATGCAACATCTTTGCCCCGAAGTGCGATTGGAAGGTCTTGAACAACGACAGCATCTCCTCGCCGCCCACCTCCACCATTCGCTTGGCGAGTGGCGTGTCAGCAATAGGTTGTTGCATCTTAACAACACCAACTGCACCAGACTTGTACTGGGTCGCTACCCTTTTACTTCTCACATTCCCTCCCATGATCCGGTCAAATCCATGGTCAAAAGTCAAACCCCTTATAGGGGTTTTTGACCTTTTTGACCGCATGGACGGTCAACTCGCGGTCAAAATTTGACCTTTTTGACCTTTTGACCGCCTACCCAAGACCCTCATCCGAGAGCCTAAACCCACCGATCGTGCTGGTCAAAAACGGACTCATCGCCATGGCTTCGACCGCCTTGTGGACAGATTGCTTGCTCTGACCGCACTCCTTTCCGACCTGGCGCAAGTCGCCCAGCGTCCAGATCAGTTGCTTGTCTGCCCCCCTCTGGCGCGCCCTGAGCGCATCCAGAATCATCTTCTGCACCTTGCCCATAGGCACCGCCTTCTTGGTCGCCACGACCGCATCCGTGGGCCGCATGACCAACGACTTGACCGCCTCGCCGTACCGATCCACGCGCCCGAGGTCAACCTCCACCGCCTCGTACCCAAGCGGCGCCATGGACGCCGTGTCCTTGAACCGCTCACGGGTCACGTTGACCGCCATGCCCTGCACGTCGGGCCGCTCGACGATGTACTCCGCGTCAGGGTTTGCCATGAGCGCACTCGCGCCGCGCGGTCGCTTGCTGTCGCCATGGCCCGAGTGAGCCACCAGCAGCACGGTCGAGGTGTACCGCTCGCGCAGCCCGATGGTCAGCTTAGAGAGGTACTCCGCGACCTCTTGGTTGGAGTTCTCATCCAGCCCCGCCGAGAACTTGCTGAACGTGTCCACGATGATAAGCGCCGGGCGTATGCCGGCCTCGTCGATCGCCTGCTGGAGCATGGACATCTGCTCCTCGGCGTTAAGGTTCGCCACCGACTCGAGCGCCATGAGCCGCAGCTCCTCAAGGTCGCGCCCCTTGCCATGCTCTTGCATCCATGCTTCGGCGCGACGCCCCAGGCCGGCACCCTCGCCCGATAGGATGACCACAGGGTTATCCGCGACCGCAATGCGCATCGCCCAGTCCAAGGCGATAAACGACTTGAACGACGCACGCGGCCCCGCCAGCACCGCGAGCACGTTGGCCTCGATCACGTTATGGATCAACCACGTCGCCTCGCGCCGCTCGGTCACGATCTCGCCGATGGCGCGTAAGATGAGCCGCCGCGTCGGCACCGCCTTCTGCTCTGCGCCACGGGTCGCGGGCACCTCCGGCTCGATCACCCGCTCCATCCCCATCGCCTCTGGAACGTTTTCGTAGTTACGGAAATCCTCTGGCTCCTCCCGCCTCGGTGGCCCTAGCCGCACCGCCTCGGGCACGTTAACGTAGCCGCCCGCCTTGGCCGCGCTGAAGAGGCTGCCGAGCGTGACGCCACCGCGATCGAGGTGGAACGACTGCCAGCGGTACTCAATGTCGGCGCGACCGGCGTAGGACGCGGGCAGCACGCCCGTGACGCCGCCGCTTGACCACGAGTCCCAGAGTTCGAGGCCGTCGTCTGCGCCGCCGCTCGCGTGATGCAGCGCCATCCCCACCATCAGCCACTCGTCGTAGCCAGTCGGGTCGATGAAGGCGATCGCCTCAGTAATGCGCGGCAGGTCGCGCTGGAAGTCCTGACTGGTGCCTGGTCGTGGCGGCAGCTTGGCCGCGACCTCGGCGGGTAACTCCAAGTCCATGCGCCGCTCGTCGATGAGTCCCGCCGGTAGCGGCTGGATGTCGCCGAGTGGGCCGCCCTGCCCAAAGTGCAGCGGCCACCAGATGACGTACCCGCCCTCGGCGCGGATGTCTAACCCGGCGCGCTTGACCTTGCCGAGCACGACGCTTGCGCCGCCTCTAATCTTGACCCCTTGCGGAGCCTTGAAAAGATAGTGCCTGCCGCCGCTGCCGCCGCCGGTCTGGTGGACTCTGGTCTGGGTTAGTTCGGCTTGATGCTCAACCAGCCAGTCCGTAGCCGCGTCAGCAGCCGCTCGATGATCGAAGTCGATGACGACGAGTCCTGTGAGGCTTCCGGTGGGGACGCCCACGAGTGCGGCTGGGTTGGCGGCCCACCAGCGCCTGATCTGGGCTTCGTCTTGGGTCGCGTCTTTGAACCCGTTTTTGGTGAGCGGGCTTTTGGCCTTGAGGGTGCGGCCTTCTTGATCTTTTTCATCGTTCCTCCGACATGGGAAAACTGGGTACTTCTTCGCCAGATCGAGAACCTTCTCGACTGGCACAATCGCGGTCAGGTCTGGTTTCATGGATAAATGTCCGGTCTGAGAGCCTTCCTAGATACCCCAGTCGCGGCCTCTACGGCAAGGACGCGAAGAGGCGGGACACGGCCAGCGAGCATCCACTGGTGGACGGCCTGGGGCTTGACCTTGAGTTGACGTGCCAGCGCCGTCTGCCCTCCGGCTTGGGCGACGGCATGGAGTAGGGCCGCAGTTTGCGGCAAAACCTTTGTATTAGGCATAGCCCCGTGAGCGTATCAAGCGTGTCTTTATTCCGCAACAGACGTTGCTAAATTTATTTTTCAAGAATTGCTTGACGCGCTATTTTTGCATTGGTACATTCTGATCTCCCCGGCAGGGTGCCGGACGAAGCGATTAAAGGAGACTAAGATGTCAACGATTAAAGACTACGCAATCACTGTCCGCGACATTAACGGTAAAGAGTGCGAGCTTTACATCAATGCCGACAGCATCAACGAGTTGATGCGCCATGGTGACTTTACCCTCAATCAAGCGATTGAGGCCGTTGAGCAAAACGCTGGAGACAATGCGATTGCCAGCGGCGACATCGACGCCGACTGTTGGATTGTATCTAGCACCCGCGCTGTTGAGGCGGCGGCCTAAGCCGCCCCGGGAGTACGCCATGCACATCATCAACTTCATCAACCATGACACCAGCATGATGTCCGCAGTCCATCTCACGAAGGATGGCAAGTACATCGTGCACCTCGCCGACCTCGACTCTGACATGCGCGTCGGCATCTCTCGCATCTTCTCGAGCGTTGACGACGCGGCAGCGTATGCCGAGAAACTCGTCAAGACGCCCGAGCCTGGCAAGATGATTAACGGCCCGGTGTTCCAATGATCGACCTCATCACGCCAGTCAACCACCACGAATATCAGCAGCTGATATTCCTCGCCCAAGTCTTCGGCGTCATCGCCGTGGCGGGAATCATCGGCGCGATCCTGCGACCGGAGGAGTGGTGAATGTCCTTGACCTCTTCAGTGGGATCGGCGGCTTCAGCCTTGGGCTTGAGCGCGCCGGAATGCGCACCGTCGCCTTCTGCGAGCCAGAACCATTCTGTCGCGCAGTCCTCGCAAAGCATTGGCCCAGCGTCCCCTGCTACGACGACGTGCGCACCCTCACCGCAAGCCGACTGGCTGATGACGGAATCAGCGTTGACCTCATCTGCGGAGGGTTCCCCTGCCAAGACATCAGCACCGCCGGCAAAGGCGCAGGTCTTAGGGGGGGGCGCAGCGGATTGTGGCGAGAGTATGCCCGCCTTATTGGCGAAGTACGACCGCGATACGTTGTCGTGGAGAACGTCTCAGCATTGCTTTATAGAGGGCTTGGAGAAATTCTCGGAGATTTGGCCTCGCTCGGGTATGACGCGGAATGGCATTGCATACCAGCTTCCTACGTTGGCGCACCTCACCGACGCGACCGCATCTGGATTGTGGCCCACGCCAACGGCGAATCAGCAACTGGCTGCGTCGATCCCAGCCTTATTAAACGAAGCAAAGAGGTTGCACCCGAAAGGACAATGGAGTCTCGGAACCCAAGTCGCAGCGGATCATGTGTATGGCCACAGAATGTGGCCGACGCCGGATGCCAGCCCGCACAAATATCGATTGCAAGGCGACTCACAGCAATCCCGATCCCTCAACGGAATTCATGGTGGGAAGTTGAACCCGACGTGGGTCGAGTGGCTGATGGGATTCCCGCTAGGGTGGACAGACTTAAAGCCCTCGGAAATGCCGTCGTCCCGCAAATACCGGAAATCATCGGCAGGGCAATAATGGAGCACCAACCGTGACGCTCTTTACCCACGCCGGCTCGCTGCCCGCGCACAAGTACGTCTGGATCGAGCCTAACGCCATCGGCAAGCACGAGTGGCTCAAAGGCGTCTGGTTCGGCCTCACGTCCTACCCGGGCCGCGCATGGGGCTGCCACGTCATGCTCGAGTCGGGCGCTGTGTACCGCAACGTGCCGCTGCACCAGCTCGCCTCGGACTGCACGGTCGATGAGCCATGGACGCCACCCCAAGCGCAGACTTGGGACTGCTACGGATGGCAGTTCTCCACGATTGAGTACCCGTATCTCACGTCCATGAACTGCCGTGTCCGTCTGCAAGACCGCGACGAGCGCCGTGGCATGTACCTCTTCACGGCAGTGCCGGTGGGCGATGCTTTCAGCGCAGCGCCAGAGCAGAGCAAGGAATTCTATTTCGTGCAGCTCGAAAATGGCCGCTTTACCGCGCAGCCGACAAACCACGTCTTGATTGAAGATCGCTCATTCGTGCGCAAAGAGCTGGGCTGGCCCGACTTCCTGCGCCGACAGACCGATTGGCACAGCGCGGAGGAGACATGATGGAATTTATCGCAGGCATCGCCGCGACGATCTTCTTGCTGTGGTTCATCCACGGCCTCATTGAGCACCTGCGCGACCGCCGGTTCAACCGCGCGACGCGCAATACGTTACATGAAAATTGGCGGCAGGTTCCCCCGCCAAACTGGGCAAGCCGTCGTGGCACCCAGGATTATTGGTGAACCGTAAAAACGAAGGAGAGTTAGTATGAGTTTGATTATCTCTGAATCCGGTGGTGGTAAGTACCCCGAGCGCAAGCCTCTCGAGGCCGGTGCCTACGCAGCGGTCTGCGACATGATCGTAGACCTCGGCGTGCAGCCCTCGCCTGGTGGTCAGTTCGCCCCAAAAAGAACCTTGATGGTTCGCTTCCAGATTCCCAGCGAGCGCGTAGAAATTACTAAGAACGGCGAGACAAAGAGTCTGCCTGCAGTGATTTCTCGCACGCTGGGTCTGAGCCTTAACGAGAAGGCGACGCTGCGGCAGCTGCTCCAGAGCTGGCGCGGTCGTGCGTTCACGTCGGACGAACTCAAGCGGTTCGACCTTGCCAACGTGCTCGGCAAGCCGGCCTTTATTAACGTCACGCACAGCGTGAAGGGCGACAAGACCTACGCCAACCTCACCAGCATTATGCCGTTGCCGAAGGGTATGCCGGCGCCGACGCTGGAGAGTGAGGCACTGGTTTATTCGACTGACACGCCTGACGCTGCCGTGTTTGACAAGCTGCCGGAGTGGATTCAGGACAAGATCGCCAATCGCATCTTGGACATCCCGAAGGCGGCCCCCGCTGC